TTCTTAAATCCAGCATTTAATTTATTTTGTGCGAATATTTTATCAAAATTAAATGGATAAGCCATTAGAGTTTCTTTACTATTTTCGGGCCCAAAAATATCTGAACTATCAGTTCTATGTGTTAACAGTAATGGAACACCAATATTTGCTTTTGCCTCTAAAAATATTTCTGGAAAGGTACTAACCAAAGAATTTTGTGTTATATCAACTATATCAGCTTTATAATATGATTGATCAAAATCTGTATTAAAAATATTATATCTATTTAATAAATGTGGTACAATTTTATCTTGTATTTCATCTTCAGTTAAAGTTTCATTTGTGTTAACTAAAATATTTGGTCTAATTTCTATATAATTTGGTTCAATATAATCAAATGAATCAGATGGTGATTTAACGTCAACAAAAGCTTTAATAATTGGCTCAATGAGATTTGTTTCTGGGTCATCTATTTTTTCGCCATTTGATCTAATGGCAGTAATAAGCAAAGTATTTTTATTCATTGTAATTTCTTGAAGAACCCTATTATTATCTAATACAGATGCACTAACAACATTAGATTCTCCATCATCATTTATTACATTTTTTGGTCCATAAGAACCCGTTGTATATGCACCAGAATAAAATATTTTACAGTGTAATAAGTTAACTGGACTATTTTTAAGAATTTGTTCCATATAAGAACGATGGGTTGATATTGTGTATGATTGCAAATATGATGGCGGCGCGCTTGTTCTAATTTCATCCTCGTTTTCTATATCAAAACCGCCCATAATTGGGGAAATATTTGTACAGTTTAAAAAATTAGATTGTTGATTAGTTCTAGGATCAATCATTCTGTGATTAGGTGGTAAGTTTAATGAAATAATTTGAAATCTTTCTTGAATATTTCCACGTGACCCCATTGTATTTAAATATTTAACTACTAATTCTGCATTTGATGGAAGCATTCTTCCAGTTATGCCATCGCCAAATTTAATTAAAACCCTGTCTTCATTATTTAATATTTTAACTTCAAATACTTTATCGTAGGGTCCAGCTAATCTAATGTTATGTATTTTTTCCCATTCTTCTGTAATATCTGTATTTGGAAATTGTATTTCCACTTTAAAAAATCTTTCTGAAATTACGTTAGATGCATTTTCAATTGTTAAACTATCAATAACAAATGATTCAAATCTAGTCCCTCGTGATCTTCCAAAATGAATTACAACTTCTTCACCTTGAATTACTGGAACTTTTAAATATTTAATTCCATTCCATCCACCTGCTCTTAAAAAGTCTTCATATTTAGATGGATTAGCTCTTATTCTGGAAAATGGTTCTTTAAGTGATCTAGTTTCAACTGTTTCCAATGCTAAATAAGAAACACCAGTATTAGATTTAAATATTGTTCCTTTTGGAATCATATATCTATCATCTGCAGTCCATGGAACCAATGCGCTAGATTCAATAAATGACGCTCTTTCATTTTCAACTAGGTCATCAAAATTAGATGTCTGATTTAAGTCAAAGAAATTTACACCATAATTAGGAAGTCTTTCAACTCCGTTGATATCTGTGTGTGAAACTATAACGTGTCCAATTGCTGATTTTGGTAATGACCTTTTATATGATATGAGGTCAGCCAAGTGTGTTAATGATGACATATTTCTGGCATTTCGCCATTTCTTTTCATTATATAAATATTCGAGATATCTAACTAACTCAGCATTTCCTTCTGAAATTACATCTACTAAACTTCCTATAACACCAACACCTAATATATTCGCCCAATCTTCTTGAACTTGTAGGCGTTGTATCATTCTATTTTTTATAGAAACAGGGTCAAATCTTTTCATTAATAATTAGTTATTATTTTAAAAAGAAAAAAGGGAGTTAAAATATAATTTAACTCCCTATAAACTTTTTAGAATGTTAAATTATAAAGTATTCCAATTTCCTTGATCTAGTACAAATGTAGGAGCAACTCTTAATTCATTTGTTAATGGATTATTATCTAATGATCTATTATCAGGAACATTTATTCTGTCTACTGTATATTGCCAATCCATATAATATGGTCTACCAGTAGTTGGGTCCAATGATGTATGAGTATTTAACCAAACTCTACCTTGTCTATGAGGGTCAGTTTCAGGATATTGAATATATTCAGCTTGTTGAGGTAATAAAGTTAATAACTGAGCAATATCTCCATTTCTAATATTTTCTGCTGCATAATCATCACCTGCTGCTCTAATTACTTCATGTAAAAGAGCATTTCTTGATCCTGTTCCACTTGTTGAAACAGTTAACGGAACTTTATTAATAGTAAAATTCCAACACCAATATCTCCAAGTTTTTCCATCTTTAATATGACCAATTCCATCAAAACTAGTAACCATATATTGAGTACCGTTTCTAGGTCTCCAAATTACTTCTTGTTCTTTTTCTAACCAAGTTTTTATTCTATTTCTAATTTCTTGATCTAAATTTCCAAATGTTCTTCCACTACTAGGGTCACTAGAAGGAACATTGGGAGCAGGAACATTATTTAATTCATCAAAAATATCAATACCACGCACAAGACCACTTACCCAAGTTTCATTAGAAAAAACTCTTGATTCTCTTACTATATTGAATTTTGATTCTTGAGGAATTGTTGTTGTTGGAAAATTTGCTATTACATCTTTTGTCCATTGAGGATCATTTTGACCTGGAATAGAATCCATTTTATAAAAACCAGGATTATAATACGCGTTTCCAGGAAGAGCACTAATATCACTAAACTTTTCTCTTTTAAAAGCTACGAATGTAGCTTCTTGTGCCAACCCAAATAATTTTTGAATTTTTTGTTCAGCTGTTCTTAATTCAGTTTTTGTAGTTTGTAAATCAGTATCGACATCTTTTAATTGATCAAATCTAACAGCTGCTTCATCTTCGTAACTTCTATTTTCAAGTTTAATAAAGCCAGCACCTTCTATTGTTAAAGCTGCATCATCTGGTTGTAGTCCACCTTTTCTTATTATAACACCAGCTGGTCCTAAATCCATTCTTGATTGAGGAGTATTACTTCCAGGAATTCTCGAAGAGATTTGAATATTACCGTGTTCTAATCTAACAATTTGGTCACTAAAATCTGGATCACCATTTTCAATTTCGAAGTTTGAAATTATTTGAATACCTTGACCATTATGTCTAAATCTATTTCTTGCATTTCCTTCTAACCATTCTTGACTTACAAAACCTGGAGAACCATTCAATGCTCCACTTAATGCATTAAATAAATGGAATGAATTATCAAGTAAAAATCCCTCTGGAATATGTTTGTTTCTAAATGTATCAAATTCGGCTCTAGTTAAATACCAATAATCAATTAAACCACTAATATTTGTATTTACAGTTAGTGGAAAAGTTCCATAAGGGTCATCTGTTTTTTCTGGACTATGACCTCTAGCTATAGCTATATCGTCAACAAACTGTTGAGGAGTTCGGCCCCATCTATTCCAACTTATAAAACCATTTCCATTTGTACTTGCCCACAAAGTGCCGGTATCTGTAATAGTATCTCCTACATAGTCCCAAAATCCACCAAGTGCGAAAGTTAAATTATCAAAACGATCCATATCTCTGACACCAGATATAACAGCGTTTATAAGTTCATCTGGATATGCTAATAATGCGTCTTTAAACTCATTTTCAAAAAATTTATGACCACCTATTCTAATTACATCACTATTTCCTTTATCTCCAATATATAAATCTTTATTGAGCGTATCGTAACCTAATTGGCCATCAACTAACCAGTTTTCAATGGGTGCACCATTATTCACTGCTGCATTATTTGCATCAATAGCTGTTTGTAAATTAGATTGAAAAATAGGTTTGTTATTACCACGTTTTATTTGTACAATCATTTTATATTTATCTCCTTCTAAAAAGTTTACCCATTAACTGGTTTGATTCTGAATGGATATAAATCTAAATTAGTAGTTGCTAATTCAGTTTTAAATTCCAAAATTTCAGGCATCAAATAATTTATTTCAAAATTATTATCGTGATATACTTCAACACCATCTATACGACAATAACCTTCAACACATTTATCAGCAACAAAATAAATAGATAAATCACTATTAAATAAGTTAACTGCTAAATGCAAGTCATTATTTATTAAATTAGTAATAGCCCCATACATATTTGTGCTTTGTTTTCTATCTTTGTGGTCAACTACTATAAAGGCTTGACCAATTGCAGTTTCAGTTTTAGTAATAAGAGTACTATTAAAATCAGTTTCACCTGTTTTATGATAATATGTTACATTAAACTTTAAACTAATATTTTCAAATTGTGAAACATTTGAAATTTTAACCATTTCATAAAATTTGCGAGGAAAAGGTTGTGAAGGACCTGTATGAATTTCACTATGAAACTTTTTACCTACAGGCCAGCCTTTTGTTAAGTGAATTATTTCATTTTTTTCATTTTTTATATAAAGAGTATTTTCAGTTGTATGATAACCTAATTGAAATTGTTCTAAATTTTCAGGAATCGGTTGTGTAGAACCCCATCTAACTAAACTTTTCATTTTAACCCCATTTTCCTAAATCT